TCTTGTCTCATCATCATAAGTTTTTCAAGACCTATAAACCTAACTACGTCAGCAGGAAATACAAACTCACCTTCACTTAACTGTGCAGGTATGTCATCTCTAACTTCTTCTCTTGTAGAACCCAGAGGAACATCATTGCCTGATACTTCATCAGTCATACCACCTTCATCTTTGAGACCACCGTCTTCAAACATTTCCATTTGTTTACTTAATGCCATTTACTTCATCCCTTAACAGTTTTAGCTTATTCAGAGTTGCAATAGCTCCCTGCGACCTATGTAGTGTTATTGTGTCACTAGACTGTTCTAGTATCTTATGTTGTTGCTTCACTAATTCATCAATGTAATCATTGAAGCTGTTCAGTAGCTTGAGGTTGTTCACTAGCGGCTTGATTTGCTGCAGCACCTGCTTGTCCATCATTTCCTGAGAATCCTTGTTCATTTGGTATAGGAGCTTGTCCTGTACCTATATTACCACCACCTGCTCCTGTGGGGTCTAATGGGTTAGCACCTACAGGTGGTTGTCCTGCCTGTGGGGGTTGTCCTTGTTGTGGCTGTTCAGGCATAGCACCTTGCATACCTTTTAGTATCTCTGCTTGTACTGCTGCTTCATCCATGTTATTAGTTACCTTTTCAGGGTCTAGTTCCATAGACTTAGCTATCTCTCTAATTATATATGGAAACTTAGCAAAGGGAGCTAGGGCAGGATTAGATGCCACTTGTAAGAAGGACATTAATCTCTGACTACGTACTTCGTTAGCCATAAGACTTTCTGTACCTCTAGCCTGTACTTCTAAGTCACCTTTAATACCTTTGTCAAAGTTAAACTGCATATTAAAACGAAACATGCCCTCGCCTAGTGGCTTGAGTAAATAATCGTCTACATTCTTAATAACAGTCTTAATACTACCTGCCGCTGCGTTCATAAGCATGGATATACCTGATGCAGTTCTACCTACACCTTGTACACCTGTCTGTCCGTGTGCGAATGATGGAAAGCCAGTGCTTTCATCTGCAAGTTGTCTAGCCTTATCAAACAGTTGTAAGTTCTCATTTGATACATTAGGAAACTTAGTACCAAAGATAGCTTGACCCGGAGCACCACCTTGTCTTCTAAATACTTTACCCGGATATACAGATAAGTCCTGTCCCGGAACTAGGTTGGTTTCATCTACCTCTATAAGTAAGTTACCTGATAACACAGCATTGTCTACAGACATTCTCATAAAACCATTCATAAGTGTTTGTGTATCATCCATGTTTTCAGCTAAACCTACACCAAAAAATGAATAGGGGTTTAGTTCATATGGAGCTGCCATGTAAGGTATCTTAGAAGGTTTAAATGGATTTAATACTACTCTAAGTAATCTACCACCTGAAACCCACACATTAGCTTGTAACTCTTCAAAGTCTTTTAATTCTTTAGGTATAGATACACCTTGTTCTTCTAACAAATCAGTATCTAACATACCCCAATATTCAAGTATTTCAAATCTTTCTACATAACTATCTTGGTTATAATCTATTAAATCATCTTCCCAATACTTTTTAGTATAGTTTTCACCTTCTGATATTACTTCTTCAATAACAGTATCTCTAAAATATGGTCTACGTTTTAATGCACGTAACTCAGAACGTGACATTTTATGTCGTTCTATTATATATTGTGCTTGTTCAATATTAGTACTATCAGGGTCAGGATAAAAATTCCAAACGGAGACATGGCTAACTTGAGGAATGGTTTTAAATATCGGAGAATACTCACCTTCTTCATTCCAGTTCGGATATTCTTTGTCAACAGCAAATGGTCCTTTCATTACTCCTGTGCCAAACAAGGACATCTCAAAAGCTGTGCTTCTAAGATGCTTGTTAGCATGAGACTCTTGCAGTTGGTCCATGATTTGTTTTTCCATAGACTTAGCTGCAATCATTGCAGGACTATATGTTATCGCTGTAGGAGTTTTCCCACTACCTTCTTTAAGGTTGTCCACATCCGAAAGCTTATCTTCCAAAGGTCCAAGCATATCTTGTAGACTCTGTGCCGTAGCTCCTTTAGGCAATTCCTTGCCATCCCCCATGAAGCCATAGGGAGAAACCACATCATCTCCATTATCTTGATTACGTAATTCTTGAGGTTCTTTAGGGTCGAAACTAACATCTTTAGCAACTCCTTCTGGTAATTCAGTTGGTTCTATACTTATAGGAAATTTGTTTCCTGCAAACAATACATCAGCTATTTGCCCATAAGCGGCTAATGTTTTTGTTTTAGTTATCTTTATAAATACTCTAGATTTTTCTGCTTCGGTAAATTGAACATCAGGTCCATATATACCTCTATAGTTTCTATAGGCACGAACCCATCTTGTTTCGTCATCGTATCTATAATCTTCTGACTTTTTAAATTGAGACATAACATGGTTAGCTATACCTTTAACTTCTACATCAGTTACATTAGAATCTTCTGAATCTTCTAAAGATAAAGCATCGTCTTCTATATTTATTTCGTCTTCTGCCATATTAATATCCAAACGTTGAATCTGCTACAGGCATACTCCTAGTAGGTGTGCCATGTGGGTCGTAATCAAATATACTAAATCGTGGTCTTGACATTATACCATACCTCAATGCATCATACAAGTGGTCTTCTGCTCTAGTATCTACATCTTCAGGATTCTTTTTATCCAAAGGTATAGCTGGTAATTGTGACACCATGTTAGTACAGGTATCAAAGAACACTATTCTAGGTTCTTCTGTATACTCATCTACTTGCAAACGTCTATGTATCTCATTCTTTCCTGATACACGACTACCTTTACTTCTATCTGAAGGTCTAAATCTACACCCTCTCATAATCATTTGTTCTGCTAATGAAGGTCCTGTGTCTCCACGTTTGTGCCATAGAGAACTATCTAAGACACCGTACTTCATATTACCATCTTCAGCTTCTAATTCATTTATCATATCTGCCAAATCTGTGGCAAGGACTTTGCTAACATAGAGTTCTCTATAAACAATAAGTTGTTCAGATGGCGAGACAGCAAACCATAACACTCCACTGTAAGAACCATACCCATAATCACAAGACCTAAATTTGACCCAATTATTAGGGATGTGGAAAGGCTCAACCACGTGGATATCACGATTAAATTCCGTAAAGGCAGCACCTTCTTTAATATCCCAATCGCCCTCAAGTAATTGCCTACGTTGTTGCTCTGGTAATGAAAGCAACATTGCTTCGTAATCGCCTTCTCTAGAGAGATACGGATTGTCAGATAGTCTTGCAGGGATAAACTTCCTTTTAAATAATCCTTGTCCAGCTTTGCTATGTCCTGCTGGATACTTAAGTATTTCCCCTGTCTCAATATCTGTCGCATCGAATGTCTTTCCATAAGGAGCAGGGTCAATAAACATTTTTTTAACCCAACCATGTCCCGGACCTCCCGGGTTAGTGGTTGCTCTCATATAGATTGGCAAGTCTGATGATGCTGTTCTTAAACGTGAACGCATGTAGTTCCACGCAAAAGGAGTTGCCCATTGGGTTAACTCGTCAAAACCTATCCAACTAAATGCCAATCCTTGATATCTTAATACGTCATCGTCTCTGTCAAGGTATGACATCCACAATCTAGCACCTGATGGTGCTACCCATTGCATCTTTCTCTCTGACCATTTTATACCCTTCCAAATCTTAGGGTATATTTCTTGCGACTTCCATACTAACTCTCGTAGTTCTTCTGTTGTATGTCTTAATAGTAATCCACTAAATGATGGATGACCCATGTATCGGAGTGGGTCAGCAAGCATGGCATATGATTTACCACCACCTGCACTACCTCCATATAATACTTCTCGTTCACCTGCAGCAAGAAAGTCCGTCTGTGGTCCTGTGTTAGGTTTAAATACTACGTTAAGAGAATCTTCATCATCTACACGTTCTACTTTTACTACACTAGGCTCTTGAACCTGTTCTTTCTTCTTCGATGGCTTTCGCTTTTTCGATTGCCTTCTGGGCGTACTCAGACCATTTTCTAAGAGTTCTAGCTTGGTTCTTACGTTGTTGCTCATGCATTAACCTTTTTCTTAATCCTACGTGAGATATTTCTCTACCTGTTTTTTGAGTAACCCAATTAGCAACTTGCCGAAAGGAATACTGCTTTACATATTTTCTAGCCATCTCAATGGCTTCAAGTTCAAAGGGTATCGGATTAAGTATGTCAGGGTCTTCTTCATTCTTTTCATAACCAAAAGGTACTATTCTTGATATACGTGGTATCTTAGACCACTCTTTACCTTCTTCGTCTTTTATATCTGTAGGTTGTGGTAGCTTCCACTTGCCTAAACTTCTATTCATATTACTCTTTATTCTTTGGAGGTAATATCATTACCCCACCTGATGCTTCTACTTGTACCTTCTCGGTTTTGATTAAACCTACTCTGTCTAGCAGTTCCTTGCTTGCTGAGAGCTTGTCTCGTATGCCAAGCTGGGTAGGGTCATCTACACCACTTACCATAGCCACAGCAGCCTTAGGTGCGTTTCTACCCATATATAGCTGTGTAGCTTCCATAATCTCTTCTTTAAGAGACTTAATTATATCTGTTGTACTAGAAGTTTCAGAGTATCCTGCAAGCACTTTAGCCTGTGCTACATCTCCACCTGCACCATCAAATAGCACATCAAGAAACTTCTGTTGTCTTTCAGTTAGTTGTCTACTCATACCGGTATATTCTCTCTATGATACTGCCTATCTACAATAGCAATTAAACGTTTAGCTCTATTAGGTGTTTGTTTAAACCAACGAGAGTTTTCCATCTCGTCTGCCATTCTATGCCAATCCAAATCTTCTACGGCAGCAATCATATTTTTAAATTTGGATAGTCTAGGTCTACCTAATTGAAAACACATATTAGCTAATACGTGTTGTATATCGTCAGGCAGA